GTTGAAAACTTGGTTGTTTCCATCGACAGAGTTGACATACAGGCCGCGAGAATATCCACGGGCATCTTCGGTGATGGCTCGATACCCGCCAATCTTGCGAGGACGGCCACGCTGAAAACGAACCCAGCGGCCATCGGTGTAGAAGTTCATGTCGAATATCGTGCCGTCGCGCTGAACGCCCGCTTGCGTATCAATCGCAAAAACCTTTTTGGTCATGTAAATGTCCCGCCAGCAATTCCAGAGGTAAAGGTTCCTGTTGTGCCAGAAACAGCACCAGTAAATGCTCCAACGCCAACAATTGAAAGTCCAGAGGCGGTCAGTGTTGATCTCAGCACGCCAAGGATTGAGATGTTGAATTCACCAGCGGCGGCGTGAAACACGCCAGTCGTAGGCTCAGTAGAGAAGTTGAGCGAAGGGTTGCCAGCCGAGCCATTATTCAAACTGATTGTTGAAGAACCCGCCAAGATGGTGTTAGCGTTAAATAAGTTGACCGAGTCGCAAACCAGCGTCGCCTGAGACCCCGGGGTCAGCGTCGCCGTGGCTCCCGAACCAGTCGAGATTGTCAAGTTGTAAGCACCAGTGGTTGCATTGACAATGTAGTACACCTGCACCGTAGGCGGCACAATGATGGTCACATTGCCCGACAAAGCGCCCGTGTACTTCTGGATCACATTGGACGCCTCAGAAGCCGTCAGCGTGTATGACCCAGTGGTCACCGCTTTGGTCAACTGCGTGAAGTTAAACTGCGTCGATTTGCCAAGGCCCACCGTGTAGAAGGTCGTTCCACTGCACACAATGATTGCAGAGTCAGTCGGCTGAAGAATGATTGAGGCAGAGCCGTTGATTGTGTTTCCGCCACTGCCAGCAACCGTCAAAGCGCCAGTTCCGCTGTTGCGAACAAACATGAACCAGTTATCGCCAAGCGTAGACGCAGAAGAGAAGGTTGTGACTGGCTGGCTCTGGTTCAGCGTCTGACCAATTGCAAGCAGGCCGTATCCAGCAAGGGTGGCCGCATCAGCGCCAGAAGAACCAATGCCGTAAGCAATGATGCCCCAAGTGCCTGCTGTGGTGGCGTTGGTCGTGATGTAAATGTACTGCGCCTGACCAGCGGCAACCGTCACGATGGTGTTGAGGCCAGTGTAGTCCTTAACCGTCAAAGCAACAGCGCCCACATTTCGGATCAACGCGTCGTTACCAACCGAGGTCTGATTGGCTGGCGGCATCCACAACTCGTTGGCCGTGGAGGCAGTAGACACCTCCATGATACGAGCGGCGGCATCGTCAGTTGCTGTGCCATTGATAGGCCACTCCAACTGCAAGTCAGCCGTCAAAATAATTCGGCGATAGGAGACATCCGTTGGCTGGATGACATTACCTGTGAAGGGGCTGTTATATGACATGATCAGGTATCCAATACTGCGGCTTGACGGTCACCAATACGCTGAACATCTTCTTGCTTCAGTGTCTGCATGATCTGGTCATAGTTTGCCTGCCACATTGGCATACGCTCGTCGTTCTTGAGGAACGGCATAGACTGCAAAAGAGAGCCATACAGCAACGCCTGCGGGGCGTAAATGGTGAACCAGTTCGTTTGGTTTGAAGAGTCGAGCGGTTGGATGCGCTCGTAATACAACACCTCAAAGGTGTAATCGGCGGCTGGTGTAGGAACCACCAGCCAGTGTGTGTAGTCGTAGTCGCCGTAATAAACGGGAACGCCTGTCTCTGTGGCATCAGGCCAATACTCACGCAGGTACTCATACTTGCGAAGCAGGACAGGGGTGCGGCTTCCAGCCACCACTACATTCATTGAAACTGTTTTGTGCCAACGGGCAGGCTTGTCAATGACCGCTTCAGTAGCCGTCATTGTGCTGGTGTTAACTGTCAGGTTACCCAGAAACTTGATCTGGCTGGCAATGATCTGCTCGGCCAGCATAATGAAAAGAGGGATTTTCTCAAGGGTAGCGGCGTCAGATCGCTCCAAATAAGACTGGATATTTTCGACCAAGGAGTCGTAAGTCATTACCGATGCGGTCGTCATTTGTTCTCCTTATCCGACATTGCGCTCAAAGTGCGGGCAATCTACCAGCGATTTGAAGTTGCCTCCCCAGCGGTTTTTGGGGTGCATATTCTCCCAATACGCGCCCAGTGGAGCAAGGGTTTCCTTGTTCCAGATTATCTGCCCATCCTTGAAAAAGTTCAAGTCGATAGCGCACCTCTTGAGGTGAATGGAATTCATGGTCTTTGAGCGGCCAGCCTTGACATGGAGGGCTTGCTGTTCAGGGGTACGGGCCAACTCACCACCAGTGACCTTAAAACCAAGGCCAGTGGCATATACGATTAGTTTGCAGGCATCCAAAAGGAATGCGGCTTGTTCGTCACTCAGGCTCATTCTTTGTCCTTTTTGCGCATTTCCATGACCTTCTCGACGGTGCGGCCACCAAAGTAGGCGGTCATCACCAGCATACCCCACTGGCCGAGCAAAGCAACATAAGCCTCGTTGACCTCGATGCCTGCGGCACTTAGGCCAGCAAACAGCAAATAGGCGGTCAGGATGTAGATCAGGGTGCCGGGGCGGATATTCTTCGACAGCCACGAGTCAGAGGACATATCAGCCTGCCAACGCTTGGACACATTGTCTTCTTGGTTTGCTTGCGCTTTAAGCAACGCCGCCAACTCTTCTTGCTCAATACGAGCCTTCTCGATGCCCAACTCAAGCAGGCGTTCTTCGTGGTCGTACTGTAGTTGGCGCAACTTGGCAACTTCAGCATCAGAGGGGTTGTCGGAAATCTTGACGCCAAGAGTCTTCTCGACAACCTCTTTGCCCTTTGCTTGGATCGCAGAAGACAAAAGGCCCAGACCGTTCTGAGCCAATGTACCAAGGAGGGATGCAACGATTGGAATCATGGTCACCCTTTTAATTCAAAACTTAAATTTTTATGACGAGGGTACTGCACAACACGCTCCCCTTCAGGACATTTGTATTTGATGGTCGCCAGCAAAGTTGCCTTGCCACTGGCAATCTTCTCTTTCCTCACCATCGTAAGTTCGTAGGTGAATGTGTCAATCTCTGGGCCTGCTGGGCCACTGAACTTGCTTGCGGTGGTGGTTGCCTCATGCACCATGCCTGCCGCATCGCGAATGCTTGGGGTAAAACTTTCAACAGAACAGTCGTCCCGCTTCTTTATTCTTGCAACCGTGACAGTGATTGGTTTATCAGCCTCCGCCACAATTTTAAAATTCTCTGGAGACCACTCAATGATGGCTCGGTCAAAAAAGCCAAACTTATCGGCAAGCGTGTAACTGCCGCCTAGTGCGGCAACACTAGCGGCAACGGCTCCAATTGCTTTAGTAAGGTCAACCATTACAGTCCCAGAACCTTCTTAATGAGTTCGCCAGCCACGCCGGGGCCAAACAACACGCAAACAATTACGCCGTACAAGAGGTACTCAATCTTGGTCATGCGCTTTGAACCATCGTCAAAGCGACCTTGAATGCCCTCATAACGCTGGGCGCAGATAGCCTCGTGGACACTCAACCGCTTGTCTGTCTCTGAGGCAAGTTCGTGAACATCCGCCATGTCATTCGTCTTTCGGCTCTGCCTCTTGAGGCTTTGCGGCTTCTTGAATGGCCTGAATTAAATGAAACACTTCTTGATAGGGACGAGTTCCAAGGTAGCCAAGGACTTGATTGATTGCGTCAACTGGTATTTCAATTTTCATTTTTATTCCTTAGAAAGTAATGGAGCCAGAGGATGTCCATTGATAAACACGATAACCACCAGCCACTGTTATTGTTGGAGAGCCTGTCGTAGAAGTTGCGGCTGGGTAAGTGCTTGCGTAACGAATAATTACAATTCCTGAACCTCCAGTTCCACCAGTACCAGTAGAGCCGCCACCCGCTCCTCCGCCACCGCTACCAGTGTTTCCATTGCCAGCCGTGCCACTTCCGCCACTAGTGCCGCCATCGCCGCCAATACCAGAGCCACCAACACCAGCATTGCTTGCGCCAAGACTACCCCTACCACCACCACCGCCACCAGCATAAGTTACTGATGAGCCTGAAATAGATGATGCAGTACCAGCACCCCCGTTTCCGCCAGTGTTAGTTGTTGCGTTCACCCCTACCGCAGAAGCACCGCCACCGCCACCCGCTGAGTAATCTGTATTATTAAAACCATTACCGCCATTGCTACCTTGAGATGGTGATGTTGATGGCGTATTTCCTAAACCGCCGCCATTGTCACTAGTATTTGAACCATTACCGCCGCCACCTGAACCACCATCGCCCGAAGTTTTTGTAGAAGTTGCTGTATACCTACCGCCCCTACCGCCGCCAGTTGATGTAATTGTTGAAAAAACAGAATTGTTGCCGTTAGTGTTTTGACTTCCACCAGCGCCAACAGTTACTGTGATTGACACCCCAGCAGGAACGGGTAACCCAGATGCGGTTCTAAAACCTCCTGCACCACCACCACCACCAGCGGCGGATGATTGAACCTGACCACCTCCACCTCCGCCAGCGACAACCAAATATTCAATTGGCGCAAAACTGACAAAAGGCCAAACACCTTGTTTCTGATACCCGGCCTGCTCTGTAAGAGTCCAAATTCCTGATGCAGAAGAAGTTGATACAGTTGGAGGTGTTTTAGAGATTACTCCACCGGGGTACTGGTTAGACATTTACCACCTCAGTCCAAGATGTTGTTGGCTCATCCCATGTGTAAAGTTTGCCGTCAGTAGGCATGGGTGTTGGTGCGCCCCACAAACAAGTCTGCTCATCTAGCAACCAAGAAACATGGGGCTTGGGGGGGATAAATGCATCGCGCTGGGTGTCATAGGTGTAGCCGATTCCTGCGTAATTCTTACGCAGAGGGCGACCTTCTGGGTGCTGACCGCCTCGTGTGTTGTACGAGGTCTGAACCCAGCCCGTACCAAACATACCAGAGTCAATTACATCTTGTTCAGCAACGATAACTTGTGTGACGATGCCGTTTTCTACTTGTGCAAAG